TTGTTGTCGGGGAAGAGTGTTGCACTCTCGGTGATTAGATTGGCTCTGTTGTAATTAGTAGGCATTAATCTCCAATTTGATAACCATCATCAAAGCCTGTATCAAATGCTGCGCCTGTTGCTGCAAGTTGATTAGCCTGAAGAAGTGTGAACTTTGTCGTACCTCCGGAGGAATCCTCCGGCTGATTGGTGGCCTCAGTGATAAATCCCTGAATGTCCAAAGAGCCTGAAGTGAGCCTAACTTTCCGATATTGCTCATATTGGCTCAAAGTTAAGAAATCGCATAGACTTTGCGGATAACTAAATTCAACTCCGATAGGCTTAAATAAATATTCAGCAGCTTCAGGAACAATGATGTCTGCATAGATGTCTGAGTTCTCTGCAATGGTAACCTCAGAAGGTATCTGAATGCATGGCTCAGAAGAGTCTGATATTGCGCTGGCATACGCTGTCTGATATTCACCTACCTGAAACTGAAGTTTCGGATTTGTTAAGCCATAAGTGTGCATCCCTAAAACCTTCCACCATCGGCAGGCTATTCGGGCTGGTGTGTGGAAGATGTTGTAAAGGTTTCCTGCTGGACTACTTGAATAGGTAATTAGATTGCTTGATAGACTTGCCTGCCCAGGAGGGAATGCTCTAAAGCCTGCTTCCTCCCTGACTCCATAGGCTGTGTCCTCAACATTGTCAAACTCTAACTCATAGCGATTGAGCCAAATAATAAATGTCTCCCAGTCATTAGGTCTGTCAGATGATCCTGAGTCATCTCTTAGGAACTGAAGCCTCCTGCTGAACTCAATTGCATAACCTTCAGCAATGATTGAGCTCTTAAGGTCAAGCTTAGCACTTGAGCCTTCATTCATTGCCCTATTATTGACAAAGTAATTCCTATCTGTATGAATAGCCCATTGGCCTGAGACTGCTATGTTCTTCCACTTGTCATCATAGCCAAGCTGGATATTATTTGCAAGCATGTCTACCTTAGCCATTGTCCTGACCTCTCCAACATTTGGGAATGTTTGGCTAATTGAGTTCTGATAAAAGAACTCCCTTGGCTCTATTCTAATTATCCATTCAGTGCCATTCCATTCGTAAGCCCATCCAAGGCAGAATATCCTATCAAGTCCTTCAAATATTTTCTTGAATGAAGTCTTGTAGCCTGTTGATTCATCATCAACAAGACAGCCATAGGCAATCTCATTGTTTGTCTTGGCATTGCGAATCTTTAGGCCATTAGTCAAGGCAGAGTTCCAATAGCACCCATTGCCTGTCTCATCAAATACATCAGACCTTATCTGATTATTCTGTCCGGTAATAACATAAACAAGCCTATTTAAGCACTCGCCTATTGTCATGCACTCAGCAGTTGATGCATATTGACCCGGGTTCTGCTCATTCATGGTCAAGCAGACATTTTCAATGGTTAATCCTAAATCTAATTGAGTATTGTCATCAATTGACAATGATGGCCTAAGAGAGCCTCCTTCTCCCCAATAAGCAAGTAAAGCAACTCTATAATTTGGTAATACTGTTATGCCTGAGACAGTAGTTGTAAAGTCAAAAGTCACATCAGGCCCAAGAGGCACACTAAAAGTTGCTAAATCAGTGTCAAAAAGAGTATAAAAAGTATCAAAACTTCCTGTCGAATCAAATGTTCTAATGTAAAATCTAACATTAGCTGTTGCTCCATCTGGTGCTGCAATACTTGCCCAATTAAAACTTCCTTGAATTGAAACTGATGCGTTTAGTGTCCTTGTGTAGTCTGAGTTGTTTTGAAATATCACATTTGTGTTGCTAAAAGCACTGCCTATGGTGTCCAATGTAGCACTAAATGAGCCTTTAAAATCTGAGTTTTCCCAAAATACAGGCACAACATTCACATACGCAGGATAGGCCCATGGATATGGAGAAGTACCACCTAAAGGCACATAACTCAGATAAGAGAATTGTTCAGCATAATTCCTTGCAGATGCAGCCAAATAAAGTTCTTGTTTGTGCAATCTAACCTCACGCATGACCAATGGGTCAATTGCATCCCCATTTAAGTCCCTTAGGCTGTATAGGTCAATCTCTACATCCTGGCGAGCCTTGAACTGCTCTCTAAAGTTATCATCAATGATGCCGACAGTTATCTCAAAGCTGTCTGTGTCGCATACATTATGCTCCTCATAGATTGCTAAGTTAAGCATGCCATTGAACTCATAAGGTTCTCCACCATAACCAACATCTGAAGTGATTTGGATGCTTATCTCGGCATTGATAAAATATTGGTCGTAAAGAGCTTTAATAAGCTTTGCTCCTTTCTCATAAAACTTAACCTCTGTAGAGAATGGCTGATCTATTCCATGAGATTCCATCCTGATGGCTGTGAACTCAATGGCATCCCAGCCAATCGGTTCTTCTACCTCAGTGCCGTTAAGAAAAAAACTCCATCCTGCCATGGTTCAAAAATAGATAAAAAAAAGGGATAGCAATGCTACCCCTCTTTCGCCTATCTAAACCAAACATTAATTCTCAGTTCTAAACCTATTGTTAAGAATCTTAGTTGTCCTTCTTGGTGTTCTTATGAACTTCTCAAAACCTCTCTCATCCATGTTGAGCTGAGTGATGGGCAATCCTTTTAGGATGCTTCCAAGCTCATCCAGTTTGCCAATCATTGGGCTACTATTGCTTGCCTGTCTGCCCGATTGCATACTGCCCCAATAAACCTCCTGCCTACTTAGTGCATGATTAGGAATTACCTGAGAGCCTTTAGGTAAGTCCACCAGGGTAGCAGTTGGTGGAGTGAAGTAGACCTTACCGGATTCAGTGACAACCTTCTCAACTCCTCGCTCTCCTACTATTGCCTTACCTCCTTTAAATGGCTTTCCCTTTGTTCCTTCTGCAAACTCAGGCACAGGTTGGGCAAGCACAAATCCAATTTGAGCAGCAGCAATAGCAGCTACTAAAGCTGCCAATGGAGGCGCACTTACTGAATACTTTACAATTTCAGGAGCAGCAGCAAAAGCGACATTGGCAATTGAAGAAAGTTGTTGCGCCCTAAACTGCTTAAGCTTAATTTCTCTTTCATCTGCTGCTTTTTGTTGCTCTAATTCAGCCAACTTTTGCTTGTTTCCATCTGCAAGCCTTACCTCCTCGGTATACCGTTTATTGATTGAGTCAAGTTCCTTGTTTAAGCCTTGTTGATATAAGTCAAATGATCCTTGCACAATAGTCTGAGTCAGTTCAAGAGCCTTATCCTTTATAGCTTGCTTTTGTTCTTCTTGCCTTTTTAGCCTTTCTAATTCCAACTCATGCATGGCTTGTGTTTTGTCCATGCGCTGCTTCATATCCTTATCTAAAGCATCTTGGCCTTTCTTATAATTCTTATCAGTTTCAGTTCGAAGATACTCAAGACCATCTTTATTTATTAATCTCTCATTTTTAGCAGCATCCTCATAATCTTTGGCTGCCTTATCTTTTTGCAATTCAGAAACCTTTACTTCTTGTTGAGTTATGCCAATGTTCTTAGCACTATATTGATTTTTGAGATTATATACTGCTTCCTGATAAACTTTTTCAGCCCCAACTTCCCCAAGCTTACTGCCCCGAATCTGAGCCATCAAGACTTGCTGTTGCTTCTCAAGCTCAAGAATCTTTAGCCTACTTTCATAAGCCTTCTTGTCTGCCTTAGCCTGCTCTTCATCAGCTTTCTTTTGCTCTGCTAAAAACTCAGCAGTAACCTTTACTGTCTTTGAGATGTTGTCGTTCCTTAGTTTTATCTGCTCATTGATGGCAGCATTCTCTCCCTTGTAAACTGCTATCTGCTCAAGGATAGGCTTAAGTCTTTCTTTTTCTATACGAGTTCTTTCTAAGATAAAAGGGATATCAGAAGCACCCTCTTTTTCAATTTTTTTATTAAGCTCAGCAGCTTCTATTTCAAATAACTTTAAATCTTTTAAATTTTTCTTTAAGGCATTCTCAAGCATTTGGTCGGTCATTGTCTTAGTCTTTGATTGAAATGACTTGAATGAATTTAGTTCTGCCTGCTCAATATCCTGCGCCCCAGTTGTGCCTAACTTAAATAGCTTATTTATGTCATCCATAAAGTCGGCAGTAACTTGAAGAGCTGATGTTAGTGTAGGTTTTAACAGAGTGCCAATTGAGTTCAAAAAGCTATCCCAAGCATCTCCAAGGTTATTAACCTTACCACCTAAAGTGGCGGAAACAGCAGCAGCAGAACCAGCAACACCTTCGTAGTCACCAAGGGATAAAATGTATTCCCTAATAGCCGTGTTGTTAAATTTTACCTGCGTTTCAACATCTTTAAATGTAAACTTAACCTGATCTCCTGCCTTGCTTGCTCTAATTCCAAAGTCCTTAAGTCTTTCAAACTCTCCTACCTGAGCATCAATGATTGCTTCAGTTAATTGGTCAAAGCCTTTGCCTGTTGAACTTGCTAAGTCTCCAAGCTTTCTAAGCTGATTAGTAGTAGGCACAAAGCCCTGGTTAGCTAACTTCACAAAGGATGCAGTTAGTTCCTCAACTGCAAAAGGTGTATCCTTAGCAAACTCTTTAATTCCTTCAAGAGCAAGTGATGCTTGCGCCCCACTGCCTAAAGTATTCTTAAGGACTGCACCAAGCTTCTCAAAGTTAGCAGTAGTATCAAACACAGCCTTAGCAAATCCAAGCACAGCAGTCACACTAAATGCACCTACAATAGCTGGCCCAAGTCCACCTAAGCTCTTACTAAAGCCTCCAACACCTTCTTTTCCCTTATCAAAGGCATTGCTTAGTTTATCTCCTGTCTCGCCTGCCTTCTTTCCGGTGTTGCCTAACTCGGTGTTAAGCTTCTTCATTGAGGCAATTGCATCCTGCTCCTCTTGAGTTAGCTTATCAAAGCTGGTGGCTGCCCTCCTTAGCTCAGAGTCATCAATGACATACTTAATTTTTATATCGTTACTTGAGATTGCCATGTTCTTCTATTTGTCACAAAGTTACAATAAAAAGCCCCCCAATTTGGGAGGCTCTTTGAACTTAAATGAAACACATAAAAAAAAAGTATCTTACTTCTGACTCCTCTTATACTTCTGTTCAGTTATCCAAGTGGAGTAGATTAAATAGTATTCATAGATTGGCCTTTCGACCAGGAATTTAATTCTTTGAGCATCTCCAGCTGCGATTCTAAAGACTTCACTAAATCGTTGTCTGTGCTGTCTGATGATTGAAGTGAAATAATATGTTTCAGGAGGTTTAGACTTTGTATTGTTTCGCCCTGCAAATAGGTCTGGAAATTCATGCTGAATTCTGTCAAAGAGGGCAGATAGGCATACTCCGGCAGATTCAAAAAAAAACCTTCTACATCATTGGACTTCATCCAATGTTCAAGCTTCTGCTTGTTGTATGGATACTGATAGTCTAAAGGATTCTCATTCTCATCGAAGTAGACAACTGTTGCAAGCTTTAACTGCCTGAGTAAGCTCACAGACATCTCCATCTGCTCCTTCAGCCTTGAGGCCATGATGCCTACCTCATAGAGCTTTTTCTCATCCTTCTTCTTCTTGTCCATCAATAGGTTTATAAGCCCATTGTTCCAGCCTCTTAGATAATCGGGATTGATTTGCCAAAGTTCTTCTGTAAATATATCTCTCGCAGCAACTGCTCTTTGAAATGGCACATTTACCTCAGATACGAATTTAAAGTATTTGACACCTCCACTTGTGAAGGCATACTCAATTTGATCCCATCTGTCTTTCGGGGCTACCCCTTGATACCTTGGTTTTTGCGGATTATTGACAACATCCGCTTCTGCATTAACGGCAGGAGGAGGAGGAATAGATGGTTTGCGCCTAAAAAAATTGAACATAAGTAGAATGGTTGGTTAAAGATAAAACATGAGATAATCAGGAATTGCCATGCTCCTGAGCAGTAAGGACATTCACCCAGTGGCTTGGCCCACAAAGTCGGCAACTTCTGAATTTGGAACAGATACCACTGCCCAATCGGATGATCGTCCAGCAGATAGTCCAAGAACAAGGAAAAAGCTGCACTG